ATCTATCTTTTTCATCTGTCAATATAGACGGCGGTACGATTGACGGTACGGTTATTGGTGGTGCTAGTGCGGCAGCAGGAACTTTTACTACTGTAACAGCTAGTGGAGAAATAGATGGTGCTTCGTTAGATATCAGTGGTAATGCTGATATAGACGGTACGTTAGAGACAGACGCGTTATCTATTGCTAGTACAACAGTTACATCGACCGCAGCAGAATTAAACTTGTTAGACGGCTCTAGTGCAGGGTCTGTTGTAAACAGTAAAGCGGTAATTTATAGTTCTGGTGGTGTTGTAAATGCAACCGATGTAGCTGTAAGCGGCTCTGGTGCTAGATCAATAACTATTACTTCATCTGATAACATAGCGTCTATGGAAATTGGATCGGCTGCTAGTAATGCAGCTTTTATAGACCTTAAAACTCCGAGTAGTGATGATTTTGACATGCGAATTTCCTCTGAAAGCGGAGGGTCAGGCGGTTTTTTACAGGTAGCTAGTGGCAATCTTACTTTAACTGGTTCTGGAAAAACATCGGCAGTTTTTGATGGTGATGGCGCAGTAAGTCTGTACCACAATAACTCCGTTAAAATAGCTACAGCATCAGGTGGGATTACAGTAACAGGAGAAGTTGCTGCTACTAGCCTAGATATAAGTGGCGATGCTGATATTGACGGTACTTTAGAAGCCGACGCTATGACCTTAAACGGCACAGCAATTACTACTACAGCCACGCTATCCACAGGAATTAGTAATACCAACGTACCTGTATTTACAACTGGCGTAGCAGACGATGATTTTTTACGAGTTGCCGGAACGTCTATAGAGGGTAGGTCTGCCGCTGAAGTCTTGTCAGACATAGGCGCATCTGCTGCGGCTGGTTCTGGCTCTATTGTTACCACAGGCGCATTAAACTCTGGAAGCATTACAAGTGGCTTTGGAACAATCAACAATGGCAGTTCAGCGATTACTACTACAGGACTTATTAGCGGCGGTTCGCTTGATATTGATGATGTTGTCATTAACGGGTCAACAATTGGACACACGGACGATACTGATTTAATTACGGTTGCTGACGGGATTGCAACCGTAGCTGGCGAAGTTTCAATGACTACGCTTGATATTGGTGGAACGAATGTTACGAGTACCGCAGCAGAACTTAATTATAACGACACGGGCGCTGCTGTTGGCACAGTAGTAGCATCTAAAACGGTAACGGCAGACGCTAATAAAGATATTACAGGTTTCCGTAATGTTACTCTTACAGGAGAGTTAGACGCTGGAAGCTTAGACGTTTCTGGTAATGCTGATATAGACGGCACTCTTGAAACAGACGCTTTGTCTATAGCTAGTACCGTTGTAACGGCAACCGCAGCAGAGTTAAATTACCTAGATATTACTACACTAGGAACAACCCAAGCATCGAAAGCAGTAACAACTGATTCTAATGGCGATGTTGTATTTCCCGATGGAGATAAAATAAACTTCGGAACGGGATCTGACTTAGTTTTGCAACATGATGGCTCAAACGCGTATATTCAAAACAGCACAGGAAATATAAACCTACAGGCAAAATCAGGCGAAAGTAGTATTGTGGCTATTCCAGATGGCGCAGTTACCCTTTATCATGACAACGCAGCTAAACTCGCTACAACTGCTACGGGTGCTGATATAACGGGTGCAGTGACCGCATCAACCTTTGAGCCAGATAGCGACACAACAGCAGGTGATAATGCGGCAATAGGGTACACATCTGCTGAAGGGTTAATACTTACTGGGCAAGGTTCAACATCAGACGTAACGATTAAGAATGACGCTGATGCTACAGTTTTAAGTATAGCAACGGGAACAACAAAAGTAGGGGTAGGAACAACAGGAAATTTAACAGGGTATGTTAATTTACCAGAGTCCGATTACGGAGAAGGTTTTAACTGGTTTAGTAGTGGAACTGCAGGAAATCGCGGTGGTATAGGTCATTACTCTTACGAATCTCGTATTTATTATGGCTCTAGCGATAACTTAACTTTTGTTGATGGCGGCCCTAGCGGAACGGAACGTATGCGGATTGCTGCAGATGGCAAAGTAGGCATAGGCACAACTGCCCCAACAAGAACGCTAACAGTAATAGGGTCAGTCGGTAATCAGTTTGTTGGGTCGCAGAGTCAATCCAATGATACAGCTAAATATGCCACATACGCTGGCTCGCATTATCACAATGCAGAGCAAGACGTTGCAGGGCTTGTCGTTCTTAGCGATGGTACTAATAACACAGTCTACCTTGGTGGTGGTATTGGCGAGTGCAACGCTGCTACAGTTTTAGCTTTTATAACAGACGTAAATGACGCAGAAACAGTCGGCACAGAACGTATGCGCATTACTAGTGCTGGCAAAGTAGGTATAGGCACAACTGCTCCCGGTGCTATGCTTCAAGTACATAGCGCAGCACTTGGTACGACTGCTGGCAATACTCAAGATATATTACAGCTTCATAGTCCAGACGTATCTAACAACACTATATACAGATTTCTTAATTATCGTCACTCAAGCGGTAGCAGTCATGATGAGAGTGAGTTGCGCTGGCAGAGAAAAGTAGATGTTACCGATCAGGGATATATAGGTCTTAGAAATCAAGCTATAACTTTTGGATACGGCACTACAGAACGTATGCGTATGAGAGACAATGGGCAGTTTTTAGTTAACCAAACCAGTATTATTGCTAGTGATAATGCATACCTACAAGTTACTGGAGGCTCTGTAACACCAGTTGCTCTTAGAGGTGGCACTAACAATTATTTTATGGCTTTTTATAAACAGTCTAACAACGATTTAATAGGCTCAATTACAGGTTCAACTGGTTCAACAACATCATTTAATACATCTTCTGACTATCGCTTGAAAGAAAATGTTGATTATTCTTGGGACGCTACAACAAGACTAAAACAACTTAAACCAGCAAGGTTTAATTTTATAGCTGACCCAGATAACACAGTAGATGGTTTTATTGCACACGAAGTCCAAGAGGTTGTGCCACACGCAGTAACAGGCGTAAAAGACGGCGAAGAAATGCAAGGCATAGACCACTCTAAATTAGTGCCTCTGTTGACTGCCTCACTACAAGAAGCCCTTAAAAGAATTGACAGCCTTGAGGAGCAGGTAAATGCGCTTAAAGGTAAGTGAAGTTAAAACATCAACAAGCCCTAAGCAGTGGGCTGTTTTTAAAAGGCAAAAGTTAATACATAAACATATAGCAGAGCATGGCATGGTAAACCCTATTGTAGTAAACAGTAAACACGAGTTGCAGTTTGGCGGGTGTCGCTTGCAGTATGCAGTTTTTTCTGGATTAGAACATATTGACGTTATTGTGTGCGATGACCCAAAAGAGGTAAGGCGTTTGCAAGATGAGCAAGCACGATATGAATATAATTTTTTGCCAGAAAATCTTATTGAACGACACAATCTTTTAGCTTAACGGAGAATAATAATGGCTAATACATACACATGGGAATTTGTACAACTAGATACAGCACCTACAGAGGGTTCGCTGAGTGATGTAGTTAAATCTATACACTGGCGTATTACTGGAGTAAGTGACACAAGAACCCCAAATAATTCTACGTCAATCTATGGGCAGGCAACTATAGGTGCTGCAGATGCAGACAGTTTTACAGCTTTTAATAGCTTGACTAAAGATTGGTGTAAGACGCAGGTGCTTGCAGCTTTAGATAAAACAGAAGCAGAGCTAAAGACTGATATAGATACACAATTAACAGAATTAGACACGCCTACTAGCGTGGGTAAACTACCGTCATCTTGGTAACGGAGAAGTAGCATGACTGAAGAAGCAAACGTAATTAGCATTGACGGCACAGACTATACTGAGTCTGATTTATCAGATAGACAAAGGTATTTAGTTCACCATATAAAAGAACTGCAAAGTGAAGTAGCGGGTAAGAAGTTTGACTTAGAGCGACTAGAAGCTGCTATGACGCACTTCACTAATATGCTAATAGCCGAAGTCAAAGAACAGTATAAGTTTGAGAACGGCGAGAGCTTTGGAAATGATGCAACCAATTAACGATTTAGACAGGCGTGTTACGGTTATGGAAGTTCAGATGGAAGAGCGTTGGAAAGAAGCTATACTGCGTATTAAACGTATAGAGTTTATTATGATTACAGGCGCTGGATCGGTTATTGTGTTACTAGCTGGAATTGCTTGGAAAATATAACTATGTCAAATCCGTACACAGATGCACTAGCACAATCAAATATTCAGAACACCGGAATAACCGGGTTAATGCTGCGTGATTTTATTAATCAAGCTCAACCAACTAGCCAAGCCGATGCTTTAGCAAAGCTAGAAAATTATTCGGCTAACCCTGGAGCAAAAGGTTTTATTCAAAGACAGTTATCTGCTCCGGAATACACGCTAGAAGGTATTCAAAGTTTAAATCAAACACGCGCAGATCGAGAAGCTGAATACGCCAGGAAAGCAGAAAAAGGTTTTTTTAACACGGGTGACTACACGGTTTTTTCTGATAAACCTTTGTGGGAAACTTATGGGTTTATGACGCCAGGTGCTGAATATGTTCGCATGGGTCAATTTAATGCTAAAAACCTACCGTTTAGCTCTCCTGGGGTGGGTATAGCTAACACAGGCGTGACTAGCGAAAACATTTTTCCGACATTGCAAAACTTATACAACCAGTACGGTCAGTACGAAGACGCTGGTTTTGAGGGCGGCAATAAGATGGGCGGTAATAAATCTAACTGGGGAGCGTTAAGGTCTTTTGCTACCGGCGACAGGGGAGAGTTTCAAAGCGCGATTAATGCGCCGTATGGTTCTGTAGATGCACTTAAAACGTATTTGGATACGGGCGAGATCACAAAAGATTTTAACCCTGAATTTGCTTTACAAGCTTATGATTATGCCCAGAGAGAAACTGCGCGACAGCAACAAAGAAAGAAAGGCAGTCTTTTCCAACAAGCCGGTGGTATTTTTGCTGATTACATAGCGCCAATAATGATTGCTTTTGGAGATCCTGTTACAAAATCTATAGGCATTGCTGCCCAAGCAGGAGCGGGAGCCGCTAGAGGCCAAAGTCTTGGTGACATAGCAGCTAATGCAGGGCAATCGTATTTGATGTCAGGTATGCCAGCCGGATCTCTTACTAATACACAAGCTGCTGCTTTAAGCGCAGGAATTACCGGAGCTCGTGGTGGTGATTTAGGTGATATAGCTAGAACTGGAGTAGGAACATATTTTGGAAGAGAAGGTGCTGATGCTGTTGCCGCAGCAAAAGCAGGTGGAAAAGGAATTATAGGACAAGGCGCAGCAGGAACGTCATCTGCATTAAAAAATGTAGGGGCTAACATACTTCTTGACACAATAGATCCTCCAGAAGGACAAAGCGTGGCTGAAAGTGCAGCAACGGATAGCTATACTACTGGAACAGGTAGTGGCACTATTGGCATGGACGCGGCAGGAAACCCAATAAATACAGGTGGACAGCAAACATATCAATCTATTGACCCTACTGTATACAGAGGAATTGGAGCGTTAGGTTCTTCATTTAAAAATATTTACGAAAGAGGGCTTGCCTAATGCCTTTAGCTAAAGTGGTTTTTAAGCCGGGTATTAATAGAGAAACAACTTCTTACGGCAATGACCAAGGATGGTTTGATTCTAGTTTAATTCGTTTTAGAAAAGGACGGCCTGAAAAAATGGGTGGGTGGTCCAAGTTATCTGGAACTGCGTTAGAAGGACAAGCTCGTTCTTTGCATACATGGGCAGCGTTAGACGGCTCAAAATACTTAGGTATTGGAACAGAGTCTAAGCTTTACGTAGAAGAAGGTGCTGTGTATTACGATTTAACTCCCGTTCGAGCAACAACTTCTTTGGGAGCCAATCCTTTTACAACGGGCAGCGCTGGTTCAGGGACAATTACTGTAACGGCCACGGGCCATGGGGCTCAGACCGGAGATTTTGTTACCTTTAGCGGAGCGGCAACAACAGACGGTGTTACAGCGGCTCAACTTAATACCGAGCTTAAAATTACAGTTATTAACAGCAACAGCTACACGGTTAGCACTGCTGGCAGCGCTTCTTCTGGAACAACGGCTGGAGGAGGGAGTTCTGTAGTAGCTGAATACCAGCTCACTACTGGATTAACCACCTACGTGCAAGGCACTGGGTTTGGAGCGGGTCTTTGGGGCGGAACAACCAGTGGCGTATCTGAAACTACTTTAGCAAGCGATCTAACAGATTCAGCAACTTCTGTGGTGTTAACTAGTGCTAGTAATTTTGAAACGGTAGCCGACACTCTAAACGGTGCTATCACTATTAATTCTTCGGTTTTGATACTAGACGATGCCAGCAGCTTTCCTAGTGAAGGAACGGTTCTTATTGGCAGTGAAAAAATAGATTACACCGGAACAACAGCAACTACAATTATTGGGCTTACACGAGGCGTTGACGGAACAACGGTTGCCGCAGGAGCGGATGGAGCCGCAGTTACTTTTGTTGGTTTAATAAGGGTGGGAGAGGAATTAATCCAATACACTGGTAAAAGCACTAACACATTGAATGCCGGAGTAGTTAGGGGTGTCAGAGGCACAACTGCAGCTGCTCACACCGCAGGAGTTGTTGTAGCGGAAGCTAATACTTTTATCGGTTGGGGCGAAGCTGCTCAAACAACGGCAAATTCTGTAAGTCAGCTAAGGCTTTGGAGACAAGATAATTGGGGTGAAGATTTAATTTTTAATGTTTTTGATGGCGCACCGTTTTATTGGGACAAGACTTTAGGTCTAAACTTTAGGGCTACTGCCCTTTCTGCTCAAACAGGGGCATCAAATACTCCTACGATTACTAGGCAGATAATGGTGTCAGGCGCTGATAGGCATGTTATTTGTTTTGGTTGTAACTCGCTTGGAGAAACCGCTCAAGATTTATTGTTGATTCGTTGGTCAAATCAAGAAGATCCTTTTGATTGGACACCAACAGCAACCAACACATCTGGAGATCAAAGACTGTCCTCTGGTTCTGAGATTATTGCTGCGGTTAAAACAAGGGCAGAAATATTAATTTGGACTGATGTTGGCTTGCATTCTATGCGGTTTGTTGGTCCTCCGTTAACTTTTGGCTTTTCTTTAGTAGCTAACGGCATTTCTATAATATCGCCTAACGCGGTAGTTTCTGTGGGAGACAGAGTGTTTTGGATGGCTAGAGAAAACTTCTATGCTTACACAGGTAAGGTCGATAATGTTCCTTGTACTGTGCTTAGATATGTTTTTGATGACATTAATCTATCTCAATCATTTAAGTTTTTTGCCGCATCTAACAGGATGTTTAACGAAATTATTTGGTTTTATGTTTCTTCTGACGCAGAAGAAATAGACCGATACGCAAAATTTAACTATTTAGAGGGAACCTGGGACATTGGTTCCTTGTCTCGAACTGCTTGGATTGATTACGGTGTTAACGAGTACCCAAGGGCAGGGGGTACGGCAGGGGGTTTAAATTACATATACAATCACGAACTAGGGAACACTGACGATGGGTCTGCCATGACATCGTTTATTGAGTCAGCCGATTTTGACTTAGACCCGGCAGGTGAGCAGTTTATGTTTTTAACTAGACTCATACCAGACATAGACATAACTACTGATACAGCTGCTACGGTTGATTACATTATTAAAACCAGAGATTACCCTGGAGATACGTTGACTACTAACTCAACAAATACAGTTAGCAGCACAACTCAACAAGCTTTTTTAAGAGCCAGAGCTCGGCAAGCCGCTGTTAGAATTCAAAGTTCTACAACCGATATTGCATGGACCTTGGGCGATTTACGGCTAGAAGCTAAACCAGATGGTAAAAGATAATGGCTAGGTTATTGAATCACAGTCTACCGAACGTAGAAACCGAGTATAATTCAGAACTTGTGCAAAAAGCTTTTAGAGACATTGAGTTAGCTTTAACGGATACGGAAATGCCCTCTAAGATAGAAGGTCAAGACGAAAACAACGCATTAACATGGTTTTTAGGGTAAATGGCTAGTTTTTATAAAAACGCTAAATTGGACTTAACAACTACTAGCGCTACGACGTTATACACAGCGCCGACGGCAAGAACAGCTATATTTAAGTCTTTAGTTGTAGCTGACGATAGTGGCAGTACATCGACCATTACGGTTACGCTTACAGACGCTAGTACAGCGGTTTTTGTGTTGTACAACGTCAAGGCAACAGCAGCAAACGGTACGCTAGAGCTTTTGGATAAACCGTTAGTAGTTCAAGAGGGTGAGATTGTTAAAGTGACGGCAGCAAATGCTAATAGACTGCATGTAATAGGCAGTTATATAGAAATTTCTTAATTGATAAAAAAATGGTATAACTATACAAAGGATTAGGGCAGGAAACGATATGAACCAAATGATGCCAGTTTTAAAACAACAAGCTGATGGATTAGCCAGTTTAGGGCGTTACGGCGATAGTTACATAGTTCATGCGGCAGAGGGTGAAACGGTTATCCCTGGCGAAATACTCGACGCCAATCCGCAGTTACGAGAAGATTTATTTAGACAAATGCAGATGATGGGCATCAAAAACCCAAACCGCTACGTGGTAGGTAATTCATTAAACTCAATCAACCCTATTACTGGTCAGCCAGAATTCTACTATAAAAAATTATTTAAAGCTTTTAAAAGAGCGTTACCCGCTCTTGGAGCCATTGTTGGTTCAAGAATTCTTCCCGGAGCAGCTGGAACAGGTATTGGAGCCGGATTAGGTTCACTGGCATCAGGTAAAAGTTTCGGAAAATCTGCGCTCATTGGGGGCGGTACTTATTTAGGTTCTGGAATACTTTCAGGTTTAACTTCTGACGAAAAAACCATTGGCGGTAAACTAGGAGAAGCACGTAAGGCTCTTACGGAAGTAAATCCATTTAGTAAAGAAGAAGTTACAAAAGCTTTTGATAAAGGAAGCCTTGGCAAAACATACACTAAAAAAGAAATGATGCCGGTGGATAAAGGAGCTGGTATAGCTATTATAGAAGAAGTTGATGTTCCTTTTGAAAATCAAGCATTTCAAAGAGTTGCGGGAACACTAAACCCTTTTAGTAGAGATGCTTTTGGTCCGGGAATTGTGGGAGCACTTGCATCGGAAGCAGTTGACCCAGACATTCAAGAAACATCTGAAGAACAGATTAATGAAGCAAAGAGATTATCTGATCCACAGCGCTTTGCTTATGATCAAGTGTCTGAATACCCTTACGGTTCAGATAGATATTACGGTGGGCTAAGAGAATCTGGAGTGTATCCAAGCATGGATGCCGAACGATTGGCTCGTTCTACAGGAATTTCTTTAGCTCAAGCAAGGGCATACTTAGCCAGCAAGTACGGTGTTATGGCCGCCGCCGATGGTGGCGAGGTAATTGGCCCTGGAACAGGGACCTCGGACAGTATACCGGCTAGATTATCTGATGGAGAATTTGTAATGACAGCCGAAGCGGTTAGAAACGCTGGCAACGGTGATAGAGACTTAGGGGCAGCTAGAATGTATGACATGATGTCACGATTCGAGAACGGAAGGGCTTAGGAGAATAATATGGCAGAAACTAACACAAGCACCGAAGTCGTTCGCCAAGCGCCTTTTTTAGAACAATTTCAAAGGGAACTGTTAGAGCAAGCTTTTGCTAGGGGCCAGACACCTTTCGACGCTGCTACTTTTGATAAGCTAGACACTAAAGTAGCCGGGTTAGATCCCCTTACACTACAAGCGATGCAGACAGGGGCTGGCATCGGTCAGTTTATGCCTTACTTGGACCAAGCGTCAGGGACCACGGACCAAGGAATTGATTTTTTAAGAAGCCAAGGGGCAAGGGCTCCGGGGTATTTTGCCGAAGGCGCTGAAACCGCAAGAGGCAGTGCTGAACAATTTGATCCAACTACAACACAAGCTTTTTTTAATCCTTTTGAAGATCAAGTTGTGCAACAAACACTGGCCGACATTAATCGCCAAGGAGATTTGCAAAGGCAAGCGGCAAGCGCTCAAGCTGCAAGAACAGGAGCTTTTGGAGGCAGTCGTTCAGGAATTATGCAAACTGAGTTAGGGCGCAACATACTAGATACACAAGCTAGGGCGTCTGGCCAAATGCGACAAGCCGGTTACGCATCAGCACTGGCTAATGCACAGAACGCTTTTGAGTCACAACAAAAACGCCAACAAGGGTTAGGTACGTTATTGGCTCAGATAGGACAAGGACAAGGTAACTTTGCTAACCAGTACGCTCAAACGATGGGTGGGCTAGGTTCTCAGCAAGCTAACATTGGCGTTACCGGGCAAAACATGCTTGGACAACAAGCGCAGTTGCAATCTCAATTAGGTGCGTTAGGGCAAACACAAGAGCAAAGAGAATATGATGCGGCAAGTAAAAATGCTTTTTCTAGAGCTTATGAGCCATATCAACGGTTGACGTTTATGTCAAACATCTTTAAGCCCAGTATAAACAGTGGTACATCACAGTTTGGCATTAACACAGCACCATCTCCTAGTGGCCTGTCTCAAGCCATCGGTGCTGGTATCGGTGCGTTTGGTTTAAATAAAGCTTTTGGTAACCCATTTGGTCTTCAAGGAATGTCATAATGAGTGCTATTAAAGAAGTTCTTTCTCGAAAGATGTTTAGCCAAGGCGGATTGTTAGGTCCAGAAAAGCCTAAAGAACCTACGGGTATTTTGGCTTCATCAGAACCTTTAATGAGAGCGGCTAAGTTTGCTAATGGCGGAATTAGTTTAGGTTTGGCTCCACAAGAATTGTACGGTTCTGGCGCAGTGAAAGAAAACGTATCTGATAATTTTATGTACGACCCTGCTTCAATACGAGAACCTATTCCAACCATGCCTCCAGTTCGCAATTTAAGTACAGATCCAAGTTTTGTGTCGATACAAGACGTTCCAAAATCAGAATTCTTGACAGATGACGATTTACGCTATGCTTCAGATTCAGCTTCACTTACAGATAGTAATGCAAGAAATCCAAACTATTTAACTTACCCTTATATAGGAAGGCAAGTACAGCCTGGAGAGGACATTATGAAGCTGCTCTCCGGGACAGAAGGTTTAAGTAGTATAGAAGCTAGAGAACGCGCTGTTAGAGCAGATCAAAGAGCAGATCAACAATTTAAAAAATCTTTATTTCCAGGATCTGATGTTGGGTCAACAGATGTTAAAGATGTTAGGCCGTCAACAGACACAGGTTTACAGCGAATAGCTATGCCAACAACTGACGATTCCAGTATTAAAAAAATAGTACAAGATGTATCGCCAGACACAGCGCCTTCGGATGACTCAGAACCAGAAAACATTGATTTAGACAACAAACCGCCAGAAGATAACTTAAAAGAAAAGCAATCTCTTGAGTCTTTTTTAGATAAAGTTAAAGCAGAAGATTTAACTAAAACTGACATAGCGGAGTTAAAGAAAAAAATTGCAGCTGCTTTTGATCCCTTAGAGGAAAGTCCAACCACAGAAGGCCTGTTACTTGCTGAATTAGGCGCAAGCATTATGAACAAAGGCTTTACGCAAGGTCTTGTTGATGGGCTTCCAAAAATAACCGCATATCACGACGCTCAGTTTAAAGCCAAACAGAAAAGAAAAGATGACGTTAGTGCATTAGCTGTAGGAGAATTTATTAAAGATGAAGGGTTAGATAGAGATTTAGAAAAAAACAGACAAGCAGAGTTAGCAAAAACAGATTCTTATTTGCTTCTTGGCAGTAATGATGATTGGTCAAATGCGGGTTACGATAAAATAACCGCTACCTCTAGTCCCAAATATCTTAGCGCTCGGCAAGCTAAAGCTTTAAGCGAAGCCGGAGTAAATGTTGTTGCTATAGATGATATCTCTAAAGATTTAGTTAGTTTAATATCTCCCGCAGGACCTGCGCCTGATCCAGCAAACTATACAAATATAACTACCACTCCTTTTGATAAGGAGTTTGGCATAGCTACACCAATTTATTCTTTGAAGGGAAAAGCTCCTGGCATAAAAGGCTACATAGAGGATCCTGAAGTATTAGTGCTTGGAAAAGCTTATGGACAAGCTGCTTTAGATGTGCAGGGGTTAAAAGATATTGTTGATGAAATTGCTGACTTTGATCAAAACAATTTAACCGGTTTTAAGAGCGTTTTAAATAAAGCAGCAACAGCAGCCAGTGGTGTTCTTAATGCATCACCAGGGTTAAAGAAAGAAATAAATGGGTATCTTAAAAGTGTTAGGGCAGGGCAACTTAACGATATATCTAATGTTGACACTAAAAAAAGAATGCTTGCTGCCGCAATAGCCCCCATATTGTTAGGTGAAAGTGGTAAAACTATTTCCGATCAAGACAGAGACCGTGTAGCACTAATTATTGGCTTGGGGGCAGAAAATGCAGACGGGTTAAGAGCGCTTGGTGGGGATAAGCTATTTAATCAATTAGCCAATACGGAAGACAAACTTAAGCAAACTCTAGATGTTTTAAATGAGTCGTTAAAAAGACGGAGCAAGGCAATAAATGCAACTATGACTTCAGAACTTACTAGACACGGTAGATCTTGGAAAGATGCCGGGTTAACAGATCCTAATCCTGAAGCTGGTTTTGAGTTTGATGCTACAAAGGATTTGTAAATGGCCGTTGTAAATATAAAAACATTTCAAGGAATTAAGCCTATTAAAATTGCTGGGGATGCGCCCACCGCTGAAGAAATAAAAAGAATAAATCAAGCGTTTCCCAAGTTAAACGATTCTGTTGACGAAACACCAACACAAGATTCACTTGCTGTTTCTCAAGTTGACCCTCAAGTTGCTGCACCAGAAATAACTCAAGAGATAGAAGATAAATCTTTTAGGTACGCTCTTGGTCGAATGGATAACGACGAAGAAAAAATGAACCTGTTGACCCAGAAACTTGGACCAGGGACATTTGAAAGAACGGCTGAGGATACTTTTGTTATTGATGCCGCAAAAGTAAATCCAAGCGTGAGAATGGAATTAGGGCTCCCGGACCAAGGACTAGTGTACGCAGATAGACCGGGTTTTACCGACAGAGATTTATTTGATTTTGCTGGAGAAGCAGGAACACCTTTGTTAGGAGCTATTGGCGCGGGTGTTGCTCTATCTTCTGCTCCCATTTTAGTTGCGATGGCAGGAGTTGGTGCAACCGCAGCCGCATTTTCTGCTGGAGATGAAGCTATAGATTATCTTCAAGGGCTTAACAAACAGTCTCTTGGCGATGTTATGGCTAAAATTGCAAAAGAAGGAGTTATTAACGCTCTTGGAGAGGGAGCCGGAAGAGCCATTGTTGGTGGTGCTGCTAGGCTAATTAAAGGTCCTGGACCCAAGTACAGTCAGGCTAGAGCAGAAGAAATTTCTACCGCAATTAAAGAAGGTCGAGAAACTGATACAGGGTTACAGGCTATTAAAAATGTACTGTACCCTTCTCCAGAAAAAGTAGGTAAACAAATAGCCCAAGAAGAAGCATTGGCTGACATGAGAGGGTTAATTGCTGCCGGAGCTAGTCCTACAATAACTACTTCAACAGGCAAATCTATTCTTGGAACAGGGCAATCATTGTCAGAAAGTGTAATGCCCCCTACGTATCCTGGAGCAAGAAACTCTCAGTTTATTCGTGGGGTATTAGATGACATAGGCGCAGGAAAAATTACAACGGAAGAGGGTAAGTTATTAATTGATACGGAGGCTAAAGCTTTAGCAAAAAATTTAGACGATCAATTATCTGACCCAGAAGAGGCTTTTAAGGTCGCTAGAAGAAATTTAGATGACGTAATAACAAAACAGTTAGACCAATTGCAAAAAAGATTTAACCCTGTAAAAGGACTGCCGACGGAATTTTCTGATGGGCTTCAAACTTCTGCGGCTTTGTTTCAAGCAAGTTCAAACGCTTTGTATAAAAATGCAGGAGATCTTTTACAAGGAACCGGAACAAAGTTTAATTTAACGCCTGTTGTAGATCAAATTAAAGTTCTTGAGGACAGTTTTACTAGTTTAGGTATTCCTGTAAAAGAAAGCTCTATATTTAACGCAATTAAAAAACTTCAAGCAGAGGGTGGCGCTGACATATCGACTTTACAAAATTTAAAGTCTGTTCTTACAGTAGCCTCAAAAGACCCAGAAGTAGTGGCTAATTTTGGAGCTGGCGAAGTTGGTAAAGTAATAAAATCGTTAGGCGGGGTTATAGATGGTAAGTTTGACGAAACTCAACGGATAATTAGTCAGGGCGGTAAAATAGTACCTGATTACAACAGTCCTGTAAGAGGGTCTATAGCAATGACCGAATCTGGGTCAAATATCACCCTTGATATGGTGGAAAAAGGCTTGTTTACAAAAGCAGATTATGATGCTCAGTTTTACGAAAAATTTATTCCTGCGGCTCCAGCAGAATTAACTAACTTAAAAGAAGGTCTTCGTTTGTGGAAAGAAGCAAATCTTTTTTACGCTGAGGGACAAGAAAAGTTTAATAACGTAGCTGTAAACGCAATTTTAAAAAACGCTAGAGCTAAAACAGGGGGAAGAAACCTGTCTGACCTTGACGTTTTAATAAAAGACGGGGATGTTAAAAATCTACAAATTTATTTAGACGCGGTTACACCAACAGTGGGTAACGCAGCAAGGCTAACAGAACCGGGAGCAGACGCTACCATACTACAAGCAAAAGCATTGTTTGAAGAAGGGGACGTTATTGCTGGAAATGCATTGTTAAAAGAAGCTGGGTTAGATAATACAACAGGAATACTTCCGGATTTTGTTCAGGGCATGTCAAAAGAAGATGGCTACTGGCAAACGATGGTCAAACCGTATTTAGATGGTTTAGACACTTTGGTAGTTCAAGCTAGGTCAGGAGCTAACCCCGGAGATTTAAGGACGGCTATTCGCACAGACGTAGCTAGTCAATGGTTAAAAAACGCTATTCGAGAATCTACAGTAGGTCCGGTCAATAGAACTACCATTGACGCAATTGCTTTAAATAATTCTTTTAAGGGATTAGGAAAAGAAGTTCAAGACACCCTCTTTGGTAATGAAACTGCTAATATTTTAAGAGAGTCTCTTAGTGATACATATCTTCTTAGCGCAAAAAACGCAGATGATTTTGCTAGGCAAATTGATTCGATAGGCGATGTTGGACTTAAAGCACAAGCTAATGCGGTCAAACAATCTATTGATGAAGCCGCTGAAGCAAGTCAAACAGCGGTTGCAAGAGCTTTATCTACTGGGCAAATAGATTCTGCTGATGACCTTGTGCAAGCGGTATTAAAAGATCCTAAAAGCTACGATCAATTAGTAAAAACATTTGGTAGGGATGAGTTAATTAAAGAAGGCGGATTAAAAGATGCTACGTTGTTAGGCATTTTGAAAGGCGCTAATTTTGATGATTTATTTACTGCCGCAGGTCAAGACGCTATTCAAAAAGGTGAGTGGGGTAAAAATTTCGTTAAAGTTTTAGAGCAACAAAATAAAAATGGTGTTCTTGAAAAAATGTTGGGTAAGGAAACTTTTAAAAATTTAGAAAAATTAGCTCAAGATTCTATTAAAGTTTCTAATGTAGACCGCCCAGGCGTTGCTTTTGCAGGAGCAACAGCAAGACTTGCTGGAGGTGGCGCAATACTTGCCGCAGTTCTTGGTCATTTTGGCGCTGCTCTTACAGCAGGTGCTGGTTTAGCGGGTTCTGCTGTTGGCGCAAGACTTTTTAGAAACCCTACGTTTTTAAAAATCCTTACATCCCCCCAAATGAGAGAGCAGCTTTACAGCAAAGCAATTGCTGATGGGATAGTTCCGGCAAAATATTCTCAAAAAAATGCAGGGAAAGCTTTTTATAATCAAGTTAATGTTTACTGGACAAACAAGATTATTGATAGTTTTACAAGAGAAGGGCTACGGATTACCGGAACAACCGCTGTTGGTCAAGACAGAGAAAGTCCACAAGGGATGATGTTACGAGAAGCATCAAAAGGTCAAAGGCTTCCTTCTGGTATTTCTTTAGATGAACTTCGAGATAAAATATCGGTAGATCCGGATATGTTAAAACAACCTGAAACAGATTTTCGTTTGGACCCACTTCCTCTTGCCAGACCACTATCCATGAACGCAAGTGATGTTGAACGAGAACGAGCTCGAATGGGCATAGCAGGACTAATCTCTTGAACACAGAGCAGTTAAAAGAAGAAATTAAAAACGACGAAGGCTGTGTCTACGCTATTTACCTAGACCATTTAGGCAAGAAAACCTTTGGCGTTGGTCATTTGGTCACGGAAAACGACCCAGAGTACTTGCTCCAGGTAGGCGATGTGATAGACGATGACCGGGTAGACAGTTGTTTTGCAACAGATATTGAGATAACCGTGGACGAATGCCTGGCGTTATACGATGACTTCTTTGATTTACCGGAAGAGGTACAGCTAATCATTGCTAACATGATGTTTAATTTAGGGCGAACCAACCTGTCTAAGTTTAAAGATATGCGTAGGGCCGTGGACCAAGGAGATTGGAACGCAGCAGCAGATGCAATGATTGATTCCAAGTGGTATATGCAAGTAACTAACCGAGCCCAGAGATTGGTTGATAGAATGCGACAAGTGGGAGAATGACATGACTACAACGAAAAAAGTGGTTAAGAAAAAGACTTCTAAGAAGTTAGCTGATGACAGTAAGTATGCTGAGTTTGACCTTGATGGTGATGGCATTGTCTCTGACGAAGAGATCCAACGGTCACAAGAGTTGATGGAGTTAGAGCTTCGAGAAGAAAAAGCTGACGCACAACAGAAAATGGCGTGGATAGCCATGGGTTCTATGCTGGTGTTTAGCTTGATTTTGTTTAGCCCTATAGTATCTGAGTCAAGAGTATCGGCGCTGGCTGATTTACTTGGGCTGTTTTACATTGCACAAGCCGGCGTGGTAGGTGCATACATGGGAACATCTGCTTGGATGAGTAAAAAATAATGGCAAAGCCTTTTGTTTATAAGTGCGAGCTAGACCGAGTTGTCGATGGCGATACGGTAGACGTTAACTTAGATCTGGGGTTTAAAATTATTTTAGCTAAACAAAGGGTTCGTCTTGTAGGGATAGATACCCCTGAATCACGGACCAGGGACCTTGCTGAAAAGAAATTGGGTTTACAAGCCAAAGACTTACTCACAGAACTTTGTTGCGATGGTTTTGTGCTGGAGTCTCAGGGACGCGGTAAGTACGGTCGTATTCTTGGCGTGTTGTGGGACTTTGATGGCAACAGTATTAACCAGAAGTTAATTGAAGCTGGGTTAGCTGTTGAGTATTGGGGTGGAACTAAAGTAAAAGTATGGGGCGATTATTAACGTCGCTATGCTGTTCGTTTCCTAACTGTTTTTCTTTTAACAGATGCAACTCTTCTAGGCTTGCCAGGCGGCTGCCCTAATCGTTTTTTCTGAGCGACTCTAGACTTCTTCTCTGATGAAGTAAGTTCTTTAGACGTTTTAGGTGTCTTCTTAGAAACACGCTTGCTTGGTCTGCAATAAGGCGTTCCTCTTTTCTCACCTTTCTTTCTTCCGCAAGGCTTACCTGTTCTTACGTCAACCCATTCTTCCTTAAACCAGCGTTTAAGGTCAGCGCCTTTTTTTGTTTTGCGAACAGCCATCAGTATATCTTAACTTCTCGTCCACCGTGCTTAGACAGCACCGCGCCACACCCGTTGGTCTTAACAGATATTCCGCCTTCTGCACGTTTTGTTTTGTTGCCCCAGTTACTGGCTCCAACTTTTCTGCATTTAGCGATAGCGCCGCTTGCATACGCTGAGGGGAAAACTTTGTATCGAGCTTTAACTTTTCTATAACATGCGTCTTTAGTAGCCATTAGTAACACTTCCACCTTCTTCGAGCTTGTCTTATCCTAGAATTAGGATCGTTTCTTGTTTTAGCTGAACTTCGTTTTAACTGACCTAAGGACCTAGCGCAGTATGACTTACGACGTTTAGCAGCTTTGCTACCCGCTTTTACTTTCCCGGTAACCGCTGTCTTTAGCTTACTGCCAGGGTTTTTCCGGCGGTAAGCTTTAACGCCTTTCTCTGTCATTCCCGCCCCAGATTTAGTGGGGCGGTAATTAGCGCCTTTTCCTTTAGTAGTCTTACGGATAGGCTTTTCTTTT